AAGGTATTTGGTTTTATTGGCTTGTTTTTCAAGCAAAGACAACGCGCTTTTTAAAACTTTACCGCCAGGTGCAAATTGTTGGGGTATGCCAGACTCTTCCATCAGCAACTGCTGTGGTGTCTTAAGCATTTCTTCAGAGGTGTGGGCTTTGGACCCGGCCTCTTCGAGCAGCATTTGATTGGGAGTTTTAAGAAGATTCATTCTAATTATACTAATGCAAAAAGAAAGCTAAAAACGCCCTATTGGGCGTAGGGATTAGAAAACTTCTTCTTTGAGTCGTCATCAGCGTAGTCATAGTCGCGCGCGGGTAGTGGGTCAAGCTGCAGCCAGCCGCTGTCCCTCAGAACGCGTAGGGCCTGGCTGAGGGCGTCAACGTAGTCGTCGTGGCCCCCTGCCTCGGGAAACGAGCAAACCTGCCGTAGGAAGCGTTTGGCCCACGGGGCAAACTCGCCTGGGTGGTCTGGGTCCTCGGGTATGAAGACCTTGCCCTTGGCGACCAGGGGCGCGACAATGTTTAGTCTTTGTACTTTATCTGCGCGCCCGGGGTTGTACCCGCGCACGGGGACGCCGGCGCCTTGGAGCTCTTGGATTAGTGAGATACCGGCGGACTTGTCCTCCATGAGGATAAGGTCTGCCTTCTTGCCTTTACCAAACTCATTGTCCGCGCCGTAGACAACCTCTTTAAAGTCGTCAATGACTTTACGGCGCAGCTCGGGGTAGGACAAGTGGTTGTCCCAGCAGTCGAGCAGTATGACGCAGGTGCCGGCGTCTTCTCTGTCAAAGACACCCCAGACCTCACAGGCAGTAGGGTCATTCATTGTCTTCTCGGAAGTGGCGGGGTCGTACGACGCGATCACGTACTCTAGGTTTGGTGTTGGCTTATTGGCTGGCCACATGCGGAACATCTTACGCTTGATGATGCCTGATGACTCTGGGTCAAGTATCTCACCATAGATCTCCTGTCTTCCAATGTCAGTGCCCTCATACGTCTCAAGCTGTTTGAAAAAAGTTTCTGATAGGTTTTCTCGGTTGTCGAAGGAGGAGGCGTTAACGACGTATACATCCCCACCTACCTTTCCCTCGTTAAGGTCGACGATAAGCTCTTTGGGTTTAGGGGTTGTAGTGATAATCTGCTGCACACGGCGGATGCGGGAGTCCTTGAGTCGAAGGGTAAACTGTACACCATCATAAGCGTCGTCGAGGTAATCAAAAGCGCACAGCTCGTCGAACCATGCTCCGTGGTATTGTTTACCTCGATACCGTTCCGGTTCGGACGCGGGGATTCCTTGTATAATGGATCCGTTGGTGAGGGTGATTTCAAAAAGGGATTTGTTGTAGTCCCGGATGAGGCTGGCGGGAATAATATTAAGTAGTCCGCTATCTCCCTCAAAACAAGTTGCTCGTATGTCATTTGAGGTGGGCGCGGTGACGAGCCAGCGGGTGTTGTCGTACAGCCAAGCACGAATACCAATCCAATGACTAGCAGTGTGCGTCTTGCCCGATCCGCGGCCGGCAAGCATAAGAAACGTGTCGTACTCCCCATCATCTGGCTCCCTTTGGTGTGGTAGTGCCTGCAGCGCCCATTTAATTTGCCACAGTGCGGCGTCAAGCTGCTGCTTAGGCCAGTGGGGCCTATTTTTGGCGAATTCAGTAAGCGTCTGCTCTTGTTTTGGTGTTAAAGACATGGAATAAAACCCTCTCCCGCTAAAATGGTGCCGTCTTCGCCGTTAGTTTCGATGTGTACGCACAACTGGGCCGGGATTGGGCTGATTTTGCTGACGTACCGGCGGCCGTAGTGTATTTTTGGCGGCGGGGAGTCCTGCTCTGGGTGAATTTTGACGCGGCACTTAAATTTTACCGTGTAGTAGTTGTATACCTCGTCATGCTCCAGGGAACTTCTGCAGCCAAGCGACTCCACAAGCAGCTGAATGCGCCTTGCCGTGTCGTAATGGGTTGATGTTACCCGAAACTTGTCCTCTCGCTTGGAGTATTGCCTGTTTTTTGCGCAGACAATCCCGGAGAGCAGGTCAATTCGCTGCTCCGTGGAGGCCAGCAGGTAGTTATTGGGGATAATCTTAGGAATATTAGGGATTAACTGGGATACAATCGTCGGGCTTACCGCAAAGGCACGCTCCCCGGTGTTCAATGTCTCCTTGGTCTGCACCCTGTAGCCGTGATCCCTAAACTTTTCGTGGACGTACTCCTCAGTATTGCGCGCCGGGCCCATCTTTCCGGTGGATCTACGCGCAAAAAACCAGAACCCAAACAGGAACGGGGGCACCGGCAGGTCCTTGTGGGGTAGTTCCAGGGGGTTGGCCGTGGGGACCGAGATGGTTTTTCTGTTGCGCTTGTCAAGCAGGGGGGTGGTGAGGAGCGTCTGGGTGTCCAGGGGCCTAAGCGGACGGCGAAACTGTAGCTTGCCCTTGTATGTCTGGAGCCGGTTGCGGTACTTGAAGTTTTCTGTGGGGAGCGTGAGCCGGGAGTCGCCGTTGATGGTGAGGTAATCGTTAAACGTGACCTCATAGCAGGCGGTGCCCTGGTACTGCTGCGCCATTGTTACCTGGACCAGCTTGCCCTTGCGGTCAAAGACATAGTCGCCTACCTCCAGCTGAGACGCTGGCTTCCAGTAATCAAGCGTTAGTATTTTTGTAGTTGCGGTTATTGCCATAAAAATTATCTAGGACCCAGTGGTCCAGCCATCGCCCTAGCGGCGTGCGTATCCTATTTTGAATTTCAACCGGCATCTTTGAGATACTAACTGTCTCCGCCGTAATGGAAAGTCTGAACTGCAAATACTTTACGGTTTCTGAATCGAATACCTCTACAGGCACGTCAACCGAATCTAAGTTATCTGCGTTACACACCAAAACACGAAACCCAAGAAGCTGGCCCCGGGGCCCTTGCAGTGCCCCCTGTATTTGGTAAACGTATTTGCTCATACTAACACTAATGCAAAAAATAATGTATTAGTGTCCCGGTTTTAAAAATAAAAACGGGGTGACGGGGGTTGCGGACCATATTCGACCCCCCTTACCATTTTATTTATTTTTTTTAAAAAAATTAAAAAAAGAGTAAAAAGAGGCCGCTACCCCCGTCACCCCGTCAAAACTTTGTAAGTTGTTGATTCTAGGTTCTCTAAATGATAATTGTTATCATTTACTTTTTACAACTTTTTAAAAAAAAAATTTAGAGGTAAGGGTTTTTACTAACAAATCCGTGTTTTGGGCTGGTACACAAAAACTCAGTCTTTCACATGGGGCCACCGAGCCCGACCCGGACAGGACCCAAACTGGGTGTATCGGTTTAAAAAAAGCCCCCTATGCACTGTTTTGGTGCACTAAGTAAGTGAGCGCTCACTGGGGCGCACCAACATGGTGCACTAAGTTAGTGGGCACTGGGGCAGGGCGCCTAGCTCAGGCAGTGAGCCACCTACCCAGTGCGCACTAACATAGCGCACACCACAATGTGGTGCATCATCTCACAATGCGGAATGCCTCCGCGCCCAGCACCCTGTCCGCGTAGCCATGCCGTCCCGTGCACCAATGTGGTGCATAGCAAGAACCGTGCCAATGTGCCGGCCTGCCCGTGCACCATTATGGTGCATCGGCCAACATGCAAGAACCGTGCCAGTTTGCCTATGTGGTTTAAACGCGATCTAAGGTGCCTAGGAGGCGCGCGAGCTTTTTGCCTCATCAGTGTACTAACCACTACGCGATCGCGGCGCTATGGGCTCGGGGTACAGCCAGTAAGGCTATGCGGGCGCGAGGGGAGAGCTGGCAGGTGGGCGAGAATATTTTATTAGTCCGTGAGCGCGCAATCCCATAAACCCTACAGTCTAGTCAAGTATTAAATAGGTGTTGACATTTATCTCAAAAGCCGGATAATAGAATTTATTGGAAGTGCAGTGGCTAATCCACTCAAACCCCAAAGATATTCCTTAGACCAGCAGTACTAAACGGTTTGCAGTTTAGATGTCGAATGGCTCTCGTACCCTTAACACGGATCAGAGTCTCAGGAGTGAGGGGAGATAGTAATGCTCAGAGCACATTGTTCACCAGTGCGCTCGAGGCAGTACTAACCAACTAATACAAAGGATTACACCATGTCAAAAGAATTTACCGCGTGCGAGCGCGACTTGCACAACCGTCTTAATTTATTGTTTGACAATGCAGTCGAAAGTCTCAACTCGTTTGACGAGCGCAATGACCAGTTTTACCAAACCCGTTCCATGGTTTGGCAAATCGAGGCAATGCTCGAGCGCTTGCAACGCGCCGATTAACAGGTCGAAACCGTGGCGACACGGTATGCCAGTC